CTTCAACAAAGGAAGCCAGGTGGGAGGATCGGAGGCTCTCTTCAACATGCTCGGGTATGCGATCCACCAGGACCCGGCGCCGGCATTGGTCGTCATGCCTACGCTCGATTTGGCCAGATATGTGTCGCGCAAGCGCATCCAGCCCATGATCGACACGTCACCGGAGCTCAAGGCTCGAAAGCCGTGGAATGACGACGACTTCACAACGCTTGAGATGCTATTTCCAGGAATGGTTTTGACTCTGGCCGGCGCGAATTCTCCGGCTTCGCTCGCTTCGAGGCCGTGCCGGTATGTGTTCCTGGACGAGGTCAACAAGTTCCCGCGCTTCACAGGGCAGGAGGCGGACCCGATCAGCCTGGCCATGGAGCGGCAGAAGACCTTCTGGAACCGAAAGACCGTCATCACCAGCACGCCTACGGTGGAAGATGGGCAGATCACGAGGGAGCTCGCCGCCTGCGACGTCGTCTACGACTACTGGGTTCCCTGTCCTCACTGCGGCAAGATGCAAAAGCTGATTTTCGACGGGATCAAGTGGCCGAAGGATTTAGACAGAGGCGACCCGAACTATGCCGCGAGGGTGCGCGAGCTTTCGGTCTACGAATGCCAGGAATGCAAGGAATCCATTCAGGATTTTCACCGTCCATCCATGCTGGCTGATGGCGAATGGAGGCCTAGGTCGCAGGTGAAGACGCAACCCAGAGCCGTTGGATTCCACCTCCCGAGCTTCTATTCTCCGTGGCTTACCTGGGGCGACATGGCCGAAATCTTTGTGAAAAGCCGCGACTTCCCCGAGAAGTTCATGAACGTGGTCAACTCCTGGTGGGCTGAGCCGTGGGTGGTGCGGGTGCAGTCGGCGAGCGAGGTGGATGTGTTGGAGGCTCGGGTGGAGCTGCCGCCTCAGACGGTGCCGGAGGAAGCCGTGGCATTGACGGCGTTCGTGGATTGCCAGCGGTACGGCTTCTGGTTTGCGGTGCGGGCGTGGGCGCGGGATTACACGAGCTGGCTCTTGCATTACGGGATGCTCTCGACCTGGGAGGATGTGGAGATGCTGCTTTTCGAGACTAGGTATCCTCGTGCCGGCGGAGGAGGAGATCCGCTGCCGATCTGGAGGGCTGGTCTTGACACTGGGGGGACGTCCGGGACCGGGGATCTCTCCATGACCGAGGAGGCCTATTTCTGGCTGCGGCGCAACGGGATCGGCCGAGGCTGCCGGGTGTGGGGGACAAAGGGGAGCTCCAACGCACTCCCCGGCAAGCTCCAGGTGTCGAAGCCGCTTGATAAGACCCCCAGCGGCAAGCCACTTCCAGGAGGGCTCCAGATCGTGATCCTGGACACTTCCAAGCTTAAGGACGCATTCCACTACCGGCTGGAGCTGGCGCGCCGTCAAGAGCCCGGTGCGGCCTATCTGCACTCAGAGACGGATCAGCTCTACGTGTCGCACATCACGGCCGAGGAAAAGCGTGTGGACGGCAAAGGGCGCGAGGAATGGGTCAAGATCCGGGCCCGGAATGATCTGCTCGACTGCGAGGTGGGCAACCTGGTGCTCGCCGACCCCGAATGGCCCGGCGGCGGGATCAATCTGTTCAACCCGGTGCGCTCGGGGATGGCCCCGCCCCCGAAGCGTCGAGTGATCAGCCGAGGACTGGAGAGCCATGCGTGAGATCAGGTGCATGCCGCCAAAACAGCCGCCCACAGAGCAGGAAATGGACGAAAGCCAGCCGCGCCAGACCGGACTGCTGGACAGCAAGGCCAAAATCATGGCTTTCCTCGGCGTGAAAGACCTCATGCTGGCTAAATTCGTCTCTGACGGCATGCCGGTGCTCATCATCGACGGCCGATGGATCGCCCACATCGACAACCTCGAGGATTTTTTCCGCAAATACACCAGGGTGGACAGCCGATCCAAGGTATCGGAAATACCTTGTCAAGAAAAAAATGAATGAAAGGGGGTCCGTTTTTGGTCCAGTTTTACCCCGTTTTTGGTCCAGTTTTGGCCTGTGGACTTTCCGATGCCAATTATAGCGAAAAACCTGTGTTATGCTGCCATGGCAAAATCTGAAAAGGAGCCTGCATGGCATTCACGGATTGGAGCACTCTCTATACGGCGATGCTGGACGACCTGGCCTCCGGGGCCTGGAAGGTCAAGGCGTACACGCTCCCTGACGGCAGATCCACCACCTACCGAGACATCACCGACTACCTGAAAATCATGGATTACGTCAAAAACCAGTCCGAGCCGCGCAAGATCCGCGTGGTCGGAGGGACCCCGTTATGAGCCGCATCACTCTCCCTGCCCCCAGGATGAATCTGCTCGACCGCGCCATCTCCTACGTGTCTCCGACATCGGCCGCGCGCCGGATCAGGGCCCGCATGGCGCTCGAGATCATGGCGTCCTACGACGGGGCGAGCAAATCGCGGCGCGCTCTCTCCCAGTGGCTGACCTTCGGAGGCGACGCGGACGCCGACATCCTGATGGACCTCCCGACCCTGCGGTCCCGGTCCCGCGACCTGGTGCGCAACAACCCGCTCGCAGCCGGAGCCATCAAGACGAAGCTCACCAACGTGGTCGGGTCCGGTCTCCGCTACCAGGCCAGGATCGACCGCGACACCCTCGGGATGAGCGAGGACCAGGCCGACGCCTGGGAATCCGTAGCCGAGCGCGAGTGGGGCCTGTTCTGGAACAGCAAGGACGTGGACATCTGCCGCACGCTGAATGGGACGGCCCTCACCCGCCAGGTCTACCAGCAGGAGAAGGAGAACGGGGACGTGTTCGTCCTGTTCCGGCGCCAGAAGGTAACCGGATATCCATACCAGCTAAGGCTGCAGGTCCTCGAGGCCGACCGGGTGGAAAACAAGGACCGCGCCATGGACAGCGAGACCCTGGCCGGCGGAGTCGAGAAAGACCGGTACGGGGCCCCGTCGCGCTACCACGTGATGCGCGCCCACCCCGGAGCGGTGCTCGGCAAGAGCAAGCTCGAGTGGGATCTGGTCCCGGCATTTGGCGCGCGCACCGGGCTACGGAACGTCGTTCACTTCTACTATCAGGGCCGACCAGGTCAGAGCCGAGGGGTCCCAGACCTCGCCGCAGTCATCGAGCCCCTGAAGCAACTGGGAAGATACACCGACGCCGAGATCATGGCGGCCGTCATCAGCGGATACTTCACCGTGTTTATCGAAACGGACGGGGTGGCGGCCGGAGGCTTCGACTACACGAAATTCGGCGACGAGCTCGGGGCCAGCGACACCGACAAGGACTATAAACTCGGGAATGGCGCCATCATCGAGCTGGCCAAGGGCGAGAAGATCCACGACTCCAACCCCGGGCGCCCCAATCAAGCCTTCGACAATTTCGTCATGGCGATTTTGCGCCAGATCGGTGTAGGCCTCGAGATTCCCTTTGAGATTCTCATCAAGCACTTCACGGCGTCGTATTCAGCAGCTCGAGCCGCCATCAACGAGATGTGGAAGTACGTCATGAGCGAACGGCGCCGCCTGGCGGATGATTTCCTGCGTCTGGTGCACGAGGTCTGGATGTATGAGGCCGTGGCCTCGGGCCGGATCCTGGCCCCGGGGTATTTCGCAGACCCGCTCATCCGCTCGGCCTACCTCGGAAGCGAGTGGATCGGACCCGCCAAAGGCCAGATCCAGGAGCTCCAGGAGGTGGAAGCCGCAGCGGCAAGGGTCAAGAATGGCTTCTCGACGCTCCAGAACGAGACGGTGCAGCTCACGGGCGGGAACTGGGAGACCAACCACCCGCAGCAGGTCAAGGAGCACCGGAAACGAATCGCCGATGGGCTCGAGCAGGACATGACGATCACGCCAACCAGCGGACGGGACCAGGACAATGCCTAAGCCGAGAAAGAACGAGAGCAAGCAGGACTATCTGAAGCGGTGCACGTCGGAAGTCATCGCCGAGGGGAACAGCGCCGACCAGGCCTATGCGATGTGCAACGCCTACTGGGACGAGGCCAGATCCACCAAGGCTCAACGGCAGCCCATCACTCTTTCCGGTGCGGTCAGCTTCATCCGGGAGCACAGCGTCTCGGCCGCAGAAAACGCCGAATCCGACGACATTGCAGGCTTCCACATGACCGCCTACACCGGACAGGTCCTCGACATGGGCCTGTGGGGACGGTACGTGTTCGATGTCTCCGGCATGAAGGCCAAATCGAAAATCCCGATCCTGCGCGAGCACCAGCGGGACCGAGTGGTCGGATGGTCGAAAAAGGCATGGGCAGAAGGCCAGAATTTTCTCATTTCAGGCCAGTTCTCAGAATCCACGGCCGATGCCAGGGAGGTGATGTCGCTGGCCAAGGAAGGGTATCCCTGGCAGTCCTCGGTGGGGATCTCGCCGGTAAAGATAAAACGCCTCGAGGGTGAGAAGGAAACGATGAAAGTGAACGGGATCACGGTCAGCGGACCCATCGAGGTGTGGCTTGAATCGAAGGTCGGGGAGGTGAGCTTCGTCTCCCTCGGTGCGGACGATGAGACGGCAGCCATCGCCATGACCGACCAGAGCAAAACCATAACGTGCAGCGTGCTGCACCCTGAGAAGGAGGGCGAGATGACCCTGGAGGAATTCAAAGACAGACATCAGGACTTGTATCAGCAGATTTTCGAGCTCGGGGTGAAATCCATTCAGATCCCCGACATCGAGCTGGCCAGGAAGGAAGGGGCCCGTGCCGAGCTGGAGCGCATCAAATCCGTTCGCGCCCAAATGCTCCCCGGTCATGAGGCGCTCATCGAGGCCATGGTTGAGGACGGGGTGACGACCGGCGAGCAGGCCGCCATCAGGATCCTGCAGGCGGAGCGGCAGCTGAGGACGGCAGCGGCGGCCAACCTGGCCACCGACGCGGCCGCCGTGCCTGAAGTGCCCGTCACGACCCCGCCGGCTATCGAGGCGGCACTGGAGCAGGACCTCACCAGTGAGTCAGGAATGCAGCAGGCATGGGACCGTGACCCAGCAATCCGCGAGGAATTCGGCCGATTCGAGATCTTCAAGGCCTATCAGGAGAACAAGCACCTGGCCAAGGTGCGATAACAGGAGGAATGAGCGATGACCACTTTGGCAGTAGATAGCCCGAGGATTCTCGAAATCGGCGACCGGAACGAGTTTCCCGTGATCGCCTCCGACATCATCTATGAGGGAGCGGCCGTCGGCCTGGTGGATGCCACGGGCCATGCGCGCCCCCTCACGAGTGCCGACCGCTTCGTCGGTTTTGCCGAGGACCAGGCCGACAACTCCGCCGGCGCGGCAGCGGCCATCAACGTGCGCGTCATCAAGAAGGGAAAAATCGTCCTTCCGGTGACGGGAGCCGTCATCACCGACATCGGCAACCCTGTTTATGCCCAGGATGACAACGCCTTCAGCTTCGTCAAGACCTCCGGCGTGTTCATCGGCCGCTTCATCCGATACACCGCCAGCGGCTACGGGGTCGTGGAATTCGACGCCGGCGTCATGCAGGACCCCCATGCCGGGCTCCTGGCCGAGACGGTCGCCGCCAACATCACGGTGGATGCGCAGGACACCGGCAAGGTCTTCTGCGTCAATACCGATGGCGTGGTCATCACCCTGCCGGCCGTCGAAGGTGTGGGCAGATTCCGCGTGCTGAACGTCGGCGCCTTCGGGACTGTTGGCCT